TTCTTACTTCTATGTTCATATATATACCCTAGTTACATGGACATTTATGGACATGGGGTAAAGTGCTTTCCGTCTGGATAGCCCCCCCTATGATCCCCCCCAACATGCTCGTTTTGTCAATGGAGTGTCAAGTCATTACCATACGTCATTACGCAAGTTACGTAGCGTCACTTATACCTTGAGCGTGTTGACAGGGGATTGGCCATTTCGCGCGTTTATTGTGCTTCGCTCTCTTTTTTGCGCGAAACCGCGCTACTCATGAATCGAGCCACAAGGGTGTCTCGACCCGAAGGGTGAGTATCCCTTGTCCGTGAGATTCTATTGTGCGTACCGCCATAGCGGTATCGCTTGCGCGTTGAAGACGCGCTACCATTGTACCCTGCATGAACCATATGTTCGTGCTCTGGGCAGTAACCTCTCCATTCTAGCTGAGACAAGCACTCCGCTCCGACTTTGTTCCAAAGCTCTTACGCTCTGAGCTTGTCGTAGCAAGAACGGAGCCTGATGGTTACCGCCCTCACACAAACATTTATCTAATCACACACACATGACTACCAATCGTAACTTCCAGTTGGGCTATCAAATTCGGGCTGAGTCAAGCAGAACAGTTACGCAACGTCAGACGTGGCTGACGTAACGTAACTATTCCCGACGTTGTCGGCTGCGTGCGTGACTAAGCCCAAATTTAATTGCCAGAGCATCCCATACTTACACGGAGTATGTGTGAGTATAAGATAATATAGATAGTTAAAAAGGAGATTATAATGTCTATACAAAATCTAGTAAAAGAAATCACCCTAGTTTCTACAGTATACAATACTTACGAAGACAAATGGGAAGAGCGTGACCAACTATCTTTCGCAAGAAAGATCATCGCTGAGGCGATCATGGACAAACTATACTGGCTCACCAAAGGCAAGAAAGGTTCAGAGAACTACGTCGATCTTAAGAAGCGCGATGTAGCCTCAGCAACGTCGGCTTTCCGAGGCGACGAGTTGAGCACTCTCGAGTTACGTGGCGCGACGGCTAACTGCAAAGCAGCTTCCGACAAGCACGACGTACTCATGAACATGATGTCGGAGTTGCAGGAACTATATCGCACCACGATGTCCGAGGACGCGGACGAGTACCTACCATATGGGTCAGTACCCAACGGTAACGTACCCGAGACACCGTCGGAGTTACCCGAGGACATACGACAACAACTTGAGGCGTTAGGCATGGCGACGCCAGCCAACGACCAAGTTGAGACGAAGTCTAAGAAGAAAGCATAAGACAGTAAGGGCGGCCAGAAGGCTGCCCTTTTCTTTTGTTCGAGTAAACGAAGTGTATACGAGAACCAAAGAACACACGTGACTTGATGAACGAAGGTGAACTCAAGGAACAACCGCGATGCTGAGGCGAGCGGTGAAGGGCTGTGTGTGTGCGCGACTTGCCGTAGCACATGCCAATAGATAAAAAAATCGTTTACAAAAATGATTGTATAATATAGGTTTAACTTGTGCATATATGCACCAATAACAAGCAAGGAGGAAGTAATGCTTGATTATCTAACGCCAAACCAGTTGGCTAATTACTGGGAATTTGATGTCGAAATGCAACCAGTATTCGACAAACATGGAGAACCAATCAAAGGTTCTCAACATGTAGTTCGTACCGATACCAACCAATCATTGGGTGTGCATGGAGCACGTTACAAAATGGTTCGTCACGATGACGTTGTAAATTCTATTTTAGATAGCGTGTCATCAGCCAATCTATCCGATGATTACAAAATGAATGTAGAGGTTCTTGAAGATGGGCGTAAACTTAGAGGTGAAATACTATTTAATGATTTAGTTGTTGAGCCTGACGTTGGTGATTACGTTCAGTTCAAAGTTGATTTTTTCAACAGCTATGATGGATCATGGTCAATGTCTCAAGCAGCAAGTGGCAATCGTCTTTGGTGCAAAAATGGATGCACAATAGCCGATCTTGTGGCTCGTACTCGATACAAACACACAACAGCTATCAATGTTGAAGGTAGTGCAGCCAAGATTGCAAGTGGTTTAAATCATTTCATGTCACAAAAAGAAGTATGGCAAAGCTACATGCAAACAACAGTTACTACACCAATGGCTGAAAAGTTCTTCAAGAACACAGTAGCAAAAGCATTTACCCGACAAACACAAGTTACAAAAACAAATGAAAAGCAATTAGAAAAGTTGCTTGAGATTTGGGGTAATGAACATCGGCAGCTTGGGCGTAACAAGTGGGCGCTGTATAATTGTCTTACTTACTGGGCAACTCACACTCAAGAGTTACGCTCACCACATACTGCAAGGTACAATCGAGAAGCAGCCATTGCATCAGCAATGCGTAGTAAACACTGGGAGTTCTATGATGATCACAGTTCAAGTTAAAAATATTGAGTCACTATTACAGTGGCTCAAGACTTGCCCACATGACTATGCCATATCATCAATGCAAGGTGGGTTTGTTCATGTAAAGTTTTTTATTTCAATGGAAGAATTAGTGGAGCAACAAAATGCCAATGACTAAGAAAGACTATGAGTTCATAGCAGATGAAGTAGCGCCAATGATGCATTGGCCTACTCACATTGAGGAGCTTGCTGATAAACTGCAAGCACTCAATCCTGATTTTGATAGAGATAAGTTTATACCTCGAGCAACAAATGCTTGGGAAGAAAACTATCAAGAAAATAGAACGGAGCAAATCAATGACCACATCCCCTATTAGTCCAGAAATGGCAATGGAAATAATGCTGAACAAAATCTTTGATGATGTTTTTTATAAAACAAAAAAGCAAAGTAATTTCTGTGGCAGTTGTGATGGTGATGGTGAGATTGAGGTAGAAGTACCTCGACCTCACAACTTCAATCGTGACGTTGGTGTATATGACGTCAAGAAAGTAGAGTGCTCAGAATGTGGTGGATATGGTGTAATCAAAAGTGAGGTTGACCAAATAGATTTTTAGCTGCATACATGCAGTATGAAATCTTATTTACAGTATTTAAAAGATGAAGCTGCCAAGCGTAATGTTAATCTATTAAAAGCATTTCGCTTGGCTGAGATTCCAACGTCAACATACTATCGAACAATAGGAATGAAAACTGAACTTAGATATTTAACTGCAAGCAAAGTTTTAAACGCTATACATGAGCAAGAACGTAGGCAAGAAGCAGCCGCGATTGCCAAGCAACTACGATCTGATAATAAAAATGTTAGTAGAAGCAAGGCACGAAACGGGATTAAGCCAGTCGCAATTGGCTGACGTTATCGGCTGCACTGAATCTTTAATTCATAAATGGGAACAGCATAAACGCATCCCATCAGGTTTCTTATTCATGTGTTGGTTGGATGCTTTAGGTTACGATGTCGAAGTCAAAAAAAGGTAAGAGATATATAACTTGTGTTGCTTGCGATATAAAAACAGAATGGTTCGTAGCAATACTTAAAAACAATCACGCAAGAACAATGAATAAACATTGGTATGTATGCTTGCATTGTTACGAGGAAGATAGATGGCAAATCGCAACAAAAACAAAGGAACCTATCACGAAAAGTGGTTTGTCGAATGGCTCAATAAAATCAAAGCGCCAATCAAAGCGAAAAGGCAACCCCTCTCGGGCAGCTTGGGAGGAGAGTATGCAGGGGATATTAAAATTGAAATCAACGGACAAGAATTAATAGGCGAAGTAAAGTACAGAGATAAGTCTAACTTCCCAAGTCCATTCGCAGTATTAGAAGGCAGAGACATTGCCTTTTATAAAAGACGGAGAGGAACTCCGCAAACACTTGTCATAATGACAGGAGATAAATTTCAACAACTGTTAGAGGAAGCTAATGGAAAACTCACTGACTGCAAGGTTTGAAAAATTTCATACCGACAACCCAAAAGTATATGAACTGTTTAAAAAGTTTACGTTCATGGCAATACGTCGAGGACACAACAAACTATCTGCATGGATGATTGCAAATAGAATTCGTTGGGAAACTTCAATCGAAACATTTAGCGATGATGATTACAAAATAAGTAATGATTACATTGCTTTGTATTCAAGAAAGTTTATGGAAGAATTTCCGCAATACGATGGGTTCTTTCGAACCAAGCCAATGAGGAGGGCATAATGAAATCGGTAAGCAAGTCTGCATCTAATGATGTGTGGTCTGCAAGTTTAAATCGCAAAGCACATCCAGTATTAAAAAAAGAGTTTGGTTCTAATACATCATGGAAACCAGACTCTTATAAAATCAATGCCGATAGAATACGCAACAACGAACCTGTCGGTGAGAGTTGGTTGTGGGGTAGAGGCGCTGCATCGCTCGTACACTTTGGTTACTTAACTGAAGCAGACCTTGAGCCTCATCGCCAAGCATATCTTGATGCGATTACTATGTATGGTGACTCTCAAAAATTACATGAGGAACTTGTCAAAAAATACAAAGATGCTCAAGATATTCTAAAAAATTAAGCTTGATATAACTGCATATAAGCAGTAGTATCAAACAATAATAATGGAGGAAGTAATGAACCGACAAGGTTTTATTGGAGGCAGTGATTGCGTCCAAATCATGGAAGCTAACTGGTTAGAGTTGTGGCAAATCAAAACTGGTCGTATTGAATCAGAAGATTTATCTAACAATATTGCAGTGCAACTTGGTATCCATACTGAGGATTTCAATCTTAAATGGTTTGAGCAAAGTCATAATTGCGTATTGAAAGATCATCAATCTGAGTTTGAAAAAACAATAGGCACTGTTCCTTGCAAGGGAACAGTTGATGCTATGCATGGCAATCATATTGTAGAAGCAAAACATACAAATGCTTTTAACAATATGAGTAAAGTCATTGAGAAATACATGCCGCAGATACAATTTTACATGCACCTTGCAAATGCAAGCGGTGGATATTTTTCTGTAATCTTTGGTAATAGTGACTGGGAGTCAGTGCATGTGCATAAAAACGATGACTATTTCAATTCAATGTGGGCGGTGGTGTCAGACTTCTGGGGTTACGTTCTTCGCAATGAGGAGCCGATTGGCATCGATACGCCCTCGCTCTCGATTGACAAAATCCCGTTGGACGAAATGGTTGCACGTGACGCAACATACGACAACCAATTTGTCGATG